TTCTCGGTGTAGACGTTGCCGACCGTAACGCCGTTCGGGTGCGATACCGGCGCAGCGTTGGCAGCGATTGCCGGAGCAGCCATGCTGATGACTGCAGCGGCCCCTCCAATGGCAACGGCGCTGAAGAGCTTGCGTGTAAACATTCTGTTCCTTTCAGAACGATTGCTTGTACGTGCTAGTGAAGTGCTAACGTCGTACCAGGTCCTACTCAGTCGAGTAAGGCCTCACCCCCCTTCAGGGGCGGGGGAAGTTGTTTAGAACAGCGCCCCGGCTGGGGCATGACCGGGCGCTATCCAGAAGTGAACGAACGTCCCGTACAGCGCTAGCAGCACGAGGATCGTTGCCAGTATCCAGGCCCCAGTGGTGAACAGACGACCGTGCTCGTCAGCAGGTCGCTTGCCCTGTAGCATCCAGGAGAATCGTTCCCGGATGTTTGGCGGTGCAACTGGGTGCTGCACCCATAGTGGAAGCTTCCCAGTCCGCTCCGCCTTGGCGACAGAGCTCTCCAGGAAGAACAGCTGGATCGTGTTACCTGCAGGTGCCCAGATTCGGTGACAGGCCTGAGCGGCGATGAAGCCGATCAGGTATGCCTGGTAGTTGTGCACCGTAGTACCGATATGAACCTTCGTTTGGATGTCGACGATGTAGATTCCCAGCGTGATCACTAGGAACGAGACCACGACTAGTAGGACTACTCGTACGACGACCTGCAGGTCACTAACTTGCTCGGCCCAGTACTTTCGCTTCGTAATGACCGACTTGGCTAGCAAGGTTCCTAGTGCACCTTCGAAGCAGTTGCGGTAGTCGTGCGCTGCATCAGGGTGCCACCAGGCTCGATTGATGAGGTGATCCCAGCCGTACTTGAGACTGAAGAGTGAATGACCTGGCCAGTAGTACCAGTGCACCTCGATGACCAGGTAGTACAGCGCGGTGATGATGTAGGCGCCCAGTGACGCTGTGATCACGATCCAGGCTATCTGCTGGAGCAGGCGCAGGTGGATATGGTGTCCGTCGACCTCAATGTGCTTGGGAGGTTTGACGTGCGCCATATGACCTGCAGTGTTCTGTCCCGGAACGGCGTAACTCACTTGGCACCGCACTTGGTTACGAGCGCGCTGGCTAGCTTTTCGCGGTCGCTCTTGGTGGTGAACCCGAAGGCCTTGACCTCGTTGTTGAAGCAGACCTCGCCAGTCTTTCCAGGTCCGACCATACACACGCGAACAGCTTCAGCTGTCTTGCTCGGGTGTGCAATGTTCAGGCTCGTCTTGACGCAGGTCTGCAGGCGCGTCTCGACTAGCTTCTTGTCCTGCTGTACAACAGGGTTGCTGGCATCGGCCTTGAGCTTGTTATCGGCCTTCTTGGGGCCGCAAGCAGCTGTGCCTAGTACAAGTAGCACCCCTAGGGCTGCTACACTAGACTTGCACCTCACGTGTTTCTCCTTGACTTGTCTGCGTTTCTTCCGGCGCCTGTGTAGGTGTTTGATCGTTTTCAGAAGTAGCCATGTCGGGATCGACATTCTCCTCCTTGGGCTGCCAACTCTCTCGGAGTTCTGGCAGTAGATCGTTATGGCCGTTGAGCATGTTGGTAATGAAGTTCTTCACGATATAGGACGTGGGACGTCTACACTTAGCGTGTACCCACCAGCCAAACTTGGCTGTCTTCGTGAAGCCTGCGCCCGTCTTTTTTCCCTGGTGCATGCCTGTACTGCTGCACTTGCAGGTCAGCGTTGGCCTGGCAACGAGCGCTTCGACCTTACCTGCTGAAGCTGTGATGACGCCTAGTTCGCCCATTAGGGATGAACTAACCGGATCCAGGCTCTGGATTCGATCCATGTCCCTAATGAAGGCCTCAGCTGCGTCATTGTCCTTGAATCCCAGCAGGATTATCCTCGCCACTATACACCTCCCCGTGCTGGTAGAGGACGTGCTTACCGCTACATGGGCTGTTTCTGGAGTGCCAATGGATCTGGACAGGCTCAGTCATTGACTCCTCCCTCGCAGAGTTACGAACCTTCTGCTCGTCAATGTTGTGAGTAACGTAGTACTCTCTCACGTTTCCCTTCCTATTACCCAGTTCCAGACGCGTCGCCAGAATCCTGGCTTGACTTCTGGCTCCCACTCGTCGAAGAAGGCGTGCCTGGCCGGTAGTAGGCTGCGGTGCGTATCTGCGAAGGACGTAACTTCCTGGTCCGTAGGAGGAGTCCACGTCGAGTGAGGATGAAGCAGCTTCGTATCGATCTCCGTAGCCCAGCCGAGCTCGTCAAGGACGAAACTGGAGCTGTAGCGTCCGCCTCGCATAGCGGTCATGAAGAGTGGAGTCGTCTCGGTAGCCATCATTCTTGGCGGAAGTGCGTAGCAGGTGTTCAGTGGATCATGCATTTGGGTTGGCTCCGTTCATCTGCGCTGACTTCTGTTCGCGCATGTTGCCTAGTGCCTGCTCTATACCCTTGGATAGAGTCGCTTCATCTGGGAAGGGAACCAGGCTTAGGAAGAACCAGACGTAGTTCTCCTTGCCTAGTAGGAAGCCTGGTGTACCGAGGATTATTCGGAGCGATGGTGCCGACATCTGAATTGGCGCGCCGTCAGGAGTCATTGCCATGACCTTAAGCTCTATGAGAGCTGCGGTCCAGTAAATCTCTGCGCCCATGGCGTACTTTCGAATCGTGCGCTCGACAAGTTCATCATCGAACTCGTCCATGATGCGGTGGCATCTTGCTCCGACTTCTGGCACCTCTGACATCAGATCTTCCTCCACTTGCGTCCGTCGTATTCGTACTCGTTACCTTCGTCGTCCTGAATGTAGAGGTTCGTCGAGGATGTATCTTCCTCGACAAACTTCTTGGCTACCTCCTCGGTCACGCCATCGAGTACGGGGCTGTAGTCGTCACTCCAGACTTGCCAGGTGGTCATGTTTCGTCCTCATTGTCGAACAGGCTTGCAAACGCTGACAGCAATGCTCTTTCTTGCTGAATCTCCCAATCGGGAATAACTCGTGTAGTGACAGCTGTCGCTGGCTTAACCTTTTCCATGTCGATATTGAAGGCCATCCAGCGTGCTAGATCGGCTGCCTGCTGGTCAGGCAGGCCATCTATCTCTAGCCGTACTGTTGCCACTAGTCCTCGCTGCGAATGAAGACGTTTCCAGTAACTGGGTCGACTTTGATCTTTTCGATATTCTTTAGGCGTCCGTCGACGCTGAGCTTGATCGAGCTCTCGGCGTAGGTCTCTCCATCTAGCTCGTTCAGTACTTCTACGAGGCTCTCGACAAGCTCGCCTATAGTCGCAATCATTCGATCACTATCCCTTCTTGGTCAACGGCGTCTCCTAGTAGAAGTTTCAGACTGCTCCACTTGGAAGCGATACGGGTTCTGCGTCCGAGATCGACTGTGTTCCTAGCCATGAAGTCTAGAACTTGAACCGCATTCTTTTGTCCGTTACGCCAAAGGCGGTCTTCAGCTTGAACGTTCTTCGACGGGTTCCAATCGCGATCGAGGAACGCCACTGTCGAGCAGGGAGTGAGTTCGATCGATTCGCCACCAGTGCGAATAGTGGCAGCGAAAACACGTAGGTCACCCCTTCGGAATGCTTCGACCGTAGCATCACGAGTCGGTTGGTCCGTGACCGAACCTGTATAGACTCCTGTAGGGATCCCTTTAGCTTGTAGCCGCCTAACAGTGAGATCGACCATTCGGCTGAACTGACTGAAGACGACGAACTGCTTGTCGGGGTTGTCATCGAGCTTTTCTTCCAATCTGTCGAGTTTGGCTGACGGGTCTTCTAGAAGGATTACCCTTCTGGTTTCTGACTTGGGCGGTCTTCCTTCTAGTTTTGCTCTCTCACGTTCTGCCTTGGTTACTACTTCTTTGTAGTCGATAGATGCAGAAGCCAAAGCAAATTGCTGTAGGCGGGTCAGCTGAGCAATCACTACAGGTGCTGAGAGAACTTGGTCTTCGTGCTCTCCAATCCAGGCGAGCATTTCCTTCTTCATCTGGTTGTACGCTCGACGCTGTGTCGGCGTTAGATCTACGAAAACATCTTCGTAGTACTTGTCTGGCAAGTCTGGCAGGACTGCTGTCTTGAGCCTGCGTACGTAGAATGGCTCAATCTCCCTAAGCAGAACTGGTACCATTTCCTTCTTGACACCGACGATCTTCTTGAACGTTGTTCCAGATCTGCTACAGCCTTCGGTATGCATTGGCGGACCATCTGGTATGATGGACTTACCTCCGCACTCCTGGCACATTGTCTCCTGTTCGCAATAGGTGTTAACGTGTCTCCAATAGGAACTATACTTCTTGGGGTACAACCAGTTCAGAATTGACCAGAAGTCTTCTGGCTTGTTGTCAGCAGGCGTTCCCGATAGGCCAAACTTGTAAGTAGTCTTGAGTTCCTTGACTGCTCGTGTCTGCTGTGCTTTCCTTGACTTGATTCTATGAACCTCGTCAGCAACAATGTGGAACCAATAAACCTTGCGAAGCGCTGGCAGCATGTCCTTTAGGCGCACAGCTTCGTAATGCAAAATGTAGTAGTTGTACGGTTGGTTCAATGCCTTGATGAAGGCAGGTCTATTCTTCTTGTCAATAACGAAAATCTTGGCCCCAGGCCAAATCATGCGAATGTGCTTTGCCCAGTGTTCATGTACGCCAAGTGGGGCGATGATCAGAGTCTTACGCTTTGGTCCTCCTTTTCGGAAAGTGGCTACGCGCAAGTCGTAGTCAATCTGTGCTGCCTCTAGCGTCTTGCCAAGTCCCATGTCATCAGCGCAGATGCGTGAGGCTAGTGTAGGAGGTGCCAACTTTTTGCGGCACTTCTCCTGGAAGTCGTAAAGCTCAATCGCCATTTAGTTCCTAAGGGTGTCTGACCCAAGTGTTCCGACCCACACACTTCTGAAGACCAGATGTCACGTGTTCCCACTGCGAAGGGATGCCATGCTGACATGGCCGAATTGCTCTGTTACATTCTGGACACTTCAGGTACACAATGGGAATAAGGTCGTAGAGGCAGTGCCTCCAGAGTTGCCAGAACAGGAGAACAGCTAGCGTTGGCACTCCAAGAAGAATTAGTACAAGGTAGAACTTGATCACGACTCACCTCCAAAGTTCTTGTCGCCCGTGTACAGTTCCCCTACTACGTCACCGCTTACGGGGCAGACCCAGAGTAGAACCCAGGCCTCGCCACGCTTTTCGTACTCTGTCTTGAGCCGTCCGTGGCCGTTGTAGGGGTGCCTCTTGTGACACCTCCGGCACCAGACTCCCCTGTGAACGTCCTGAAGTGTAGGCGGATCCCCCTGAGCCCAATCCACTCCACGGTGCTTCCGCTTCCGTCTGAACTTTTTCTGGTAGTTCCCGATCGGCTGGTCCTGCATCGGCAGACTCCTTGAAGAGGGAGTGACAGTGCCAGGTCTGCCCATGTTTCTTTACTCTACGGCAAGAGTTGCATAGCAAGTCTTCCTGCGTCATGTCGTTAGGACATGGACGACAAGTACATATTGTCTCTGTGCACTGGCATCTACGGGTTGGCGTGTTCATGGCTGGATCCACTCCAGTCTACCGTCCCACTCTTCCTGAATGTCCATTCTTATCTGGAAGTGTCCTCGCAGAGGTCCGAGCTGGACCCACTTCTGCTCTGGATACTCTCGCATGTCGGCTAGAACGAGCTGTGCTAGTTCATGTGCCTTCTCGGCCATGAAGCCGAAGTTCACAAGACGCTTCATGAGAATGGCTGTCTTCATTGCGTCTTCGGTCCAATGACGTGGGAAGCCGCTGCCCATCCAGTCCTTGCGCTCACTCAGTTCTAGCCAGCCATTACGGGTCCAGTGATCAACCTGCTTGATGCTGAGCACCTTGCGCATGTTGTGGTAGCCGTAGAGAACTGGAGTGTTGTCGAACTCCTCAGGACTATCCAGGTCCTTGTCGTACTCACGTTGCATCTGCGCGTGGAATCCTACGGGGTCCTCTTCAAAGATGCTGTCTTCGAGGTTACTGCTCAAGTGGCATCGACCCCTCTAGCATTCGCCGCTCCCAGCACGGAAAGGTGAAACCATCGAACTTGCAGTAGATACCATCGGGCTGGTGAAGATTCCAGAGTGCCTTGAGTATCTCGTGGTCTGCCTGAATGTGCTCCTGTAGCCACTCTGTCTCGTCCCACTTGCTCGCTAGTTCAACCATCTTTCGCATCGCAAGTATTGCGCTCTTTGCCCCCTCTGTCGGCATCCCACTAATTGCTCGTTCATACTCTATTGTCGGCCCCAAGTTCTGTAGGGGTGGCTGACTCGGCGTTCTGCCCGTCGCGCTCCTTGCCCCAAGGCCAGGCGACTGAGCCTCGCTTCGCTCTGAAGTAGTCATCTGCTTCCTCCATGGAGATTCGTCTACCTCCGCAATTGCAAATGTAGACGTTGAGTTTTTTCGTTCGAATTGCGTAGTAGACTAGTTGTGGCGTTATCGGTCTGACTTTGGCGTAGTTGACTGGACTTATGAGTGGTGCATCCGCTGTCTCGTCAGCTTCCATTTGAGCCAGAAGCTCGTCCATGTTTTCGAATGCCATGAGAGGCCTTTAACTTCGATGAGGTTGTAAGATGCTGGCGTAAACTCCCAGCTTCCCTTGCGGTAATGGCGTGTCATGTATTTTCACTTTTTCTGGTTGGGCAGGATGTCTTTGGAGCCGTCGCTGCTTCTTCGGGCCAGACTTCGATGCATCCTTCGTTATTGCACTTGCAAGAAAAGTCGATGCTTGATGGCACCCAAATGTGCCTGGAGGTAGGAGTCTTGGTTTCGACTTTCATCTTCTCTGCCCTCTTTCTGTCCTCTGCTTCCTTGCGCTTCTGGGCGCGATAGTTCCTCATTACTTGTCCGCGTTCATGAGCTGGCTGCGGTCCAGAGAACCTACTCGTCCTCATCACCTGCTTCACGGACGGTCCACTTGACATCAAGCTCGTTCTGAACGAGCTCCTGCACTTCGTCCTGGACGATATCTCGTTGACCGTCTTCGTCCTGAGGCCAGTCGTCGATAGGCCAGCCCAGAGTACTGCTGAAGGTAGCACTTCCGATTGTGTACTCAATGTCGATAGTGACGTTACCGTACTCATCGATCTTTGGCATGACGCTCCCTACCTGCTGCCTGGTTGGCCTTCTTCAGCCAACGTCTACGCTGTGCTGGTGTGAGATGCATGAGCTGAACTGTTGTGCTACTGGTGTACTGTCCTTCTGACGAACCAGACTGGTCGAGGTAGTGTCCCATGCGAGCAGTTGCTTGCATTGGCCTGACAGGGCGCGGCTCCCTTTTGACAGGAGATTCCACAGGGGCTGGGCTGTCAGGCATCGAGTACCCAAACCGCTGGTGCCAGAGGAAGCTCTTCCAGCTGGAGAGTCGCTTGCTCACCTACTCTTGCCGCCCTTCCAAGCCTTTCTAACAAGGAGGAGATAAACCGCTACGAGAATTACGAACGTGACTGTTACTGCCATGGACGCCTTCCTCATCTTGGGTACCCCAGATCTCTTGCTATTTCAGTTGCCTCTTGGCTGTTGCCCCCGCGTTCGTCTGATGCTGCCATGAGCCTGAGCTGATCTCGTGCTTGCTGTGCTACGTTAGTGTGTACGCCTGGTAGCTCGTAGTTCTTTGGCGAAGAGGCTCCCGTACCCTTCGGCGGTACTGTTCCGTCTGGATTGACCTGAATTGCAAACCTGTAACGAGAGCCAGGAGCAATTGTCGACATTCCGACTATCGTCGGCGGCAAGTAATCCGGACATCTATCGTTCCTGCACTCGTACAGCTCGACCATCGTCCCCTGTGGCATATGTGCTGACTTAGGGGCCGGGCGCCTGTTCAGGAGGATTCCTGGCTCTTGACAAGCCGGGCAACGCTTAGCCTCTTCTAGGGTTGTGTCTGTCATTACGATCCTGTGTCCTTCAGCTCTTCTAGTTCCTGGATTCGCTTGGTCAGGTCTTCAACCTGGCCTTCAACCACGCTCAGTCGAGTGGTGCCTCTCTTGGATTCACACTCCTCGAAGGTACCGTATTCAGGCTCTTCGAGCAGCTCCCATCGTGATGGTGCACTGCCTCCGCCTCGGCTGAGCTGTCTCACACAGCCCATCAACTGGAGGCGGCGCATCACCGCAGTATACATAGGCGTGGCCAGACCGAGCCTCTGAAACAGCTTGGTCAGAAATCCCTCGTATACTGGTACTTGCCTCTTGTCACCTCCCTCTGAGAGCTCGACGTAGGTCGCCTCTCGCCGCATCTGCTCAAACACTGTTATGCAGTGTATGAACAGCTTGGGAGGAGCACTTCCGTATTCGGTAGTCACATTCACCTCCTAGACTTCCAACATGTCGAGCCTGGCCCTGACTCGCTTGAGTGTCTTGTATAGCTTGTCCATGTCGCCTGTTAGCTCTAGTAGTTGTTCCAAGCTGGTCAACGAGGGATCGCCTGCCATTATGTTTCGCTGTCCTTCAGCTTGATCTTCCCACTGTTCTAGGGTGGTATCGAGGACAAATCGGATTACTTCCTCTTCGAGGTCGCTGAGGACTAGGGTTGCCATTGTATTACACTCCTTTGTCAAAAAATGAAACTGGTACGACATGGACTCCTGGCAGGGAGCCATGCCGCCCAGCCGCAGGCTGCCACCCACCGGTTTTTCAAGCCGGCCACTGGGTGCCCGACCAGGGCCGGTACTCACTGCTGCGGTGGCTGACAGTTTTCCCTAGGGGCGTTAAGGCGTGCGCTCCTACGCCGAGTACCCTGGTCGGGCACGCTTAAGTCCTGCTCAAATGTCAACGGTGGGACTTGGGCTAGCACGCCGTTGCCACGCTTGCTTGCTCCCGGGAGCTCCACCTGAGCAGGACGCTTGACCGTCAGGCTAGTAGGCGGGACCAATAGCCCTCTGCTGTGAAACCTCTTTGGCTCCGTAAACACCCTAGGTCGGAAGGATGCTGAGCTACCTACTCTAACACACCTGGGGATGAGCTCAGCGGCCACGGCTTCGACAGCGCGACCTGAAGTGAGCCGGACCCAGGAGTTGCCCTCGCGCGCAAGGACTAGCGTTAGCGGCTACTCGTAGCCTGACGGTATCTTAACGCCGGGTTCCCATAATGCTTGACAGGGACTTCGCGAAGGTCACTACTCCCCCACTTCGGTGTCAGTGTAACACCCCGGCCGTTTACGAGGACGCCTGCGTACTTTGACCTTCCGTTAGCCGAACCAACGACTGGCGGGTAATAACGGCCTTATCAGCAGGCGCCCAAGCCTCTATTTAGTTGTCAAATGTACTACGTGGCGTGCCTGGAGTCGAACCAGGATGCGCAGGAGTGTGGGCAACTGCGCCGGCTTTGCCATTAAGCTACACGCCCCATTCGCTATGAGAGTGTTCACTCCACGCGTCAGGAGGACTGCGCCATCCGAGGTTCTCCCTAAAAGGCGCCGCTTGCACTACGACGCCTTCGGCTTGTATTCTCTCACAGCAAACTCAGGAGGTCGTTACTCGGCCTCGTCTACGTTTTCGTACTCAGCTGAGTCAGCGGCCATGTCGCCATTGCCCTCTTCCTCAGCCTCAACGGGCTCACTGCCTGCAGCGGCCTTCTCAGCAGCCTGCTTGGCCTTCTCGGCCTTTTCAGCCAGCTTGGCCTGGGTCCGCTCGCCCTTGCGACCCCACCAGTCCACGACCTCAGAAATCTTGACACCAGGTCGCGTACGCGTGATGCCGTGCTCGTCGACCTTGGGCGCAGCGTGCTCGTTGCCCTCAGCGTCGTAGTGCTTGACGGGGAAGGGGTCGGTCTTGCCCGGGTTCTTTACAAACCCGTACATCTGCTGCGGCTTGAAGTCCTGAGGCGCGTGCCCCTTCTGCTTCAGGTGGTTCAGTGCCGTAATAGGTGACACGATCCCCTCAGGCAGCGGTGGCCGCTGTACGCCTGGGGTGGTTGGCTGCGCCTTCTCTTCAGTCGTTTCGGTCTGCGCCTCAGTGTGCTCGGCCTCGTGGTGCTCGTGCTCCGCCATTGGGTTCCTTTCCTGCTACGTCCGTGTCAGGATTTACCTGCGGACGAGAGGTTGCCCTCTTGCAATCTCTCAATCTAATTATAGCGAGGCTCCCATTGGACCTTCAAGGGAATTTTGTCAGGTTCCTTTGGATTCTTTTGTAGGCCTAAGGGACACTTGGGGGCGGAGAGTCTGGAATTCCTGCATGCTGGAATTCTGCGCGCACGAAGTCTGCTTGTACGTACTCGCCATAGAAGCACCTGCCCTCCTTGCAGGTGTAACAGTACATCCTGATAGCTAGGTCCTGGCCGACAATGGCTGGCGACCACCTTACGTCGTGTTCGAAGTCTTCTGGCGCCGTGCCTTGGGCGTACATTCTGCCTGGTCGGTCGGGTATAAAGTCACGTCCCGACATCCGCTTCTGCCTGTCGCTCGTCGTACATGCTGTTCAACTCTACAAGAGCATGGAACAGATCTTCTCCGTGCGCGGTTATTGTCCTACCTGGCTGCCAGGGCCCTGCTTCGAATATGGCTAGGCCTACTGACTCTCCAGGGTCGACTGCGACTAGAGGCGTTGCCATGAACGTGATTGTGGCAGTGTAGATGCCTAGCTGCCTGTACACGTTAATCTGGTATACGTCTGGCTTCTCCATGAGCGAGACTAGCACTCTGTACGCTACCGCCTCGCCTGCTAGAGTTGCCGCAGTGGTGAATTCTGCCATCACATGTCCGGCTTGAGTATGCTGCTAATGTCGCTGTAGTTCGAGGGCCTGAGCGGCTCTAGGCCGACTTCCTTGCGTGCGCTGTTCTTGGCAGCGTGAATCACCGTGCCAGTTCGTTTGGCCTCTTGAGCTGCACGGTACTTGTTGTAGGCCTCTCGCGTAGCCTTCGACGTGTAGGAGGCTGTTCCGTGCTTGCGGTGCCACTCTGCCATGGAGAGTATGCCATTGCCGTTACTGCGTGGCTTCCTATCCGGACCGCGTGTGCGCCTGACTGGCGTAGCTGTAGCTAGGGTTGCCTTCTTGGTCGTTCTCGACTTGTACGCTCGTGGCGGCGTAGTCTTGGCGACGACGCTCTTAGCCGTTTCGGCTGGCTTGTCCATTCGCTCAGCGAGATCGTGGATGATCTCTGTCGTAGCCATTGGCGAGATCTGCGACGTAGTAATGTAGTAGTTGAGGCCCTTGGGCTTGTAGACGACGATGACATCGGAGCCGAACTCTTCCTGGATTGCTTTCCAGGAGTTGACTTTGTCCTCGATGTGCGTTGGGTTCAGGTTTGGCACGTTTCCTCCTAGTGTGTTTTCTCGTACTCTCTTACGGCTTTGGTTGGAATTCTGCCGACATCGCCGACATCCATTCCGCTCTCCTTAGCCCAGGCCCGAATATCACGACTGTGTCGTCGTTCGGCTGTCCTTCGAATTCGCGGCTCAGGCCTTGAACTATCCAGCTTGACTACTCTAGCGTAGTCGGTGAACTTTCCTACAACGCTGGCGAAGCTCTGGGCATGTTTCGTACATGCATCAAACTCATAGTCTTGCCCGTTTAGGGTGAAGCTGTGAGTCTCGACGTAGTCGGCATGCCTTCCTGGTAGGTCACAGGCGAGCTCTACCGTGCGTCTGGTTGCCAATGTTCCTCCTCTCGTTACTTGTAGTTGGGATTGCATTCCTTGAAGCGACAGAAGATTGGGTCCACGCTTTGCGAGTCAGGAACTGGTACCTGTAGAACAGGAAGACCCCATGTCATGGTGTCGATGTCAATGCCACAGGCTGTCCTTCTCCCATTTCGAGGGTCGAGCCTGTGCCAGCGGCCTGAGCGACCGCCAGACCTGATGTACATCTCCTTGCCTGGCTTTGCCTTAGTCTTCCCCTTGAATAGAGGCATTAATCTCACCTTCCTTTCCGAGCCTGGCTGGAGCCGCGTCACCACTAGGCTGACCTGACTACGGACTACGCTTGTCAGGTGTCGGCCGACTTCTATGCCATGGGTGCGTTGAGGACATCCAGCCAGACGCGCAGAGGAGGTTAGTGCCCGATGCAGTTCGCGCAGAACCTCTCGTCCTCTTTCAGAACCGGTCTGTTCCTCTTTGGTAGGGACCAGTGTTCTCCTGGCTTCTTGCCGCACTCGGTAATCATGACTGGGTCGGTCTGACGTAGCTTGTGCCACACGTGCTGGACTTTGGAGGGTTGCCTTCCTGGCTGTGGTGGCTTTGGCTTGCTCATAATGTACGTCATGACTACTCCCTCTCTGCGATTGGTTCGTAGCGAGATTCTCCATCGTCCCAGAACTGGTCGTAAATTGTCCCGTACGGGTCTTCCAGAACGTAGTAGTACTCCGGTCTAGCCTCCATGAACTCTTTGCAGTGCGCTTCTGAGCCTCGCGCGTACTCCTTGGTGTCGTCCTCGTCAATAACTCGCCATTCGTCAGGTCCTAGCGGTTCTAGCATTAGTACATCCCAAAGGGTCGTATGTCGAGAGCTAGGACACCGCTTCTCTTCAGAACAACTGTCGCCCGTAGCTCGTCTGTTACTAGTGGTGGAGTACTGGCGGGGTAGTGCGTGGACTTGATAGCCTTGTCGCCGTAGGCGTCCTTCGTACGCTCCCAGCCAAGTTTGCCTAGCGCGTCTAGGATCTTCTTGGGGTTCGTGTCGGCTACGTCGTCGCTCCAGACGCCCTTCTCACCATACAGGTCTTCCATGCAGCCTGCTAGGAAGTTGAGCAGCTCAGCGTTGAGCCAAACGTTGACACCCTTCATTGGCTTGTTGTTAGCGTCGTGCACTACAGTTCCTCCAGTGTGTAGAGTCTGCCATCAGGTGCTTGTACAACGATCTTGCCGTCCTTGGTCTCGCTGATTTCCTTGTACAGGCGCTTCTCTACGCGTGCCTGTACAGATGCTACGCGAGACGCGACGTCTGCAGGCGTCACAGGCTTCTTGGTGTCTTCTACAGCGTTGTCCACAGTGGCTGCTTGCATGCCAGACAGGTCATCTATGATTACTTGCGGACCACTGGCTGGCACTGCGAACTCGGAGCGTCCTGGTAGCTGTCGTACTCTGTACGTACCCTTGAAGTTGGTAGTCTCGAGTACCGCTAGTTCAACTAGTTTGAGGAAGACGTTCGATACTGAGCCTGGTCGAGCGTCGAGTTCCTCTGCTACAAGGTTGGCAGTAATAACTTCACCTGGCCCATACTTTTCGCGCAGGTGTACCACGACTTCGCTCATCAAGTGCGAGCGTGTTGTTGCCTTTGGCGGGTTGCGTACAAACTTCTTTAGCTCTTCCAATTCACGCGGGTAGTGCTCGGGCGTCTTGTACTCATACACGCCACCCTTAACGCGTCGGAGGCCACTGTCTTGTATTTGCGACAGGGCTAGCAAAGCTGCAGACATGTTCGACGCCGGACACTCGAGCTTCTCTGCTAGCTCTTGGTAGTTAACCTGTACGCGCGTACCGTTTGAGCACGTAGAGCGCAAGTACGCGTCGGCTTCGATAACCAACCGTCCGTACTTTGTACTGGGCTTCGTCAATTTGGCCTCCTCCGAACAGGTTTGGAGTAATAATTTTGGCTATGATCAATTATATCATAGGCCTCTATGGTAACACAAGAGGTTTATAGGGGACATTTTTTGGGTAATTTTTTGACTTGGGATGACTAGCGAGGCAGGTTGGCTTGCTCGCACTCATAGCAGATACGTTCCGCCACAGCGCTTGTGTTCTTGAGAGACGTTGGAGAGCTCTTCCTGAACTTAGTCCAGGCTCTAGGACCGCGAGTGGTAATTTGTAGGCCGCACAACGTTCGAGGATACGTCGGAGCGTACTTGTCCTGTACATGCCAGGTACGCACTGTCGGACCGAAATTGAGCAGTATGGGTCGTCCTGGATCCTGCACCCAGATTGCGTCTACTAGTTCCATTACTGTCCTGCCTTTCCGCCTTCTTCTGTCCAGTACAGAATACCGTCTATAGGAATTCGGTAGTACCTACCCGAACCGCGTGGAGGGTCTAGCCACATACAAGTAGCTCCCCCATCGTCGTCGACCCATCCCTCTTGTGACTCCACGACTAGTGTCTCACCGTTCTTGAAGTGAACTGTAACGACCATATCCTCCTGTAAGGTTTCCTCGAAGTAGGGGGTCTGACTTTGGTTGTCTCTTCCGAACATGACTTCTCCTGTTAGAGTTAGTTAGACTACACGCGATTTCGCTGTATATAAAGCCATTCAGCGCAGAGCGTTTGTTATTTAGACTAAAGCTACACGCGTCTAAGCGCTAGTTTAAGCGAGCTTAGCTATTCTACTGAGCTCTTGTGGGTAGCGGATCATTGTTGGGTCGTCATACTCACTGCAGTAGATGAAGCCGCAACGCTTATACCACAAGTGCAGAGCCGAGTACGGCAAGCCACCTGGGTCAGGTTGAATGCTAAGCATGAGGACTACGTTCTGTCTGTCAGCGTCTGCTAGGACCTGATTGAACAGCCTCGACGCGTAACCCTTGCCTCGAATATCATGGCGCGTCCAGATGTGCGTCACTAGACTAGGCTGGTCATGTCCCGGAGGTGCGTTGAAGAGGTAGACCATACTCGCTACGCCCTTGACGTCCGTGCTGCTGTACATTCCTTTCACAGTCCTGGGCTCCTCTTGAGGCACTTTCGACAGACGCGGTAGGACTTAGTCGGGTCTTCAGGCGGGAACTCTATTTCTCGTTGCCAGTCCGGAGCAATGAGACGGCCACAGAGGGTCTCCTGCACGTACTCTGGGTTGATCTTGTGCCACTTGCCCTTGGCAGGATGGGAAGGATAGCTGAGCGTCCACTTGAAGATCATGGAGTCCTGTCCTTCCTATAACACTGTTCACAGACCTTGTTGGTTACTGAGTCGTCCATGAGTGGGAAGTTTTTCTCCTGCCGCCAGCTTGGCATAATAATGCGAGCACAGAGAGTATGCCCTACCCAGTCAGGATGAATCTTGTGCCATACACCTCTACTGGTGGTCTTGTGCGTGTTTATGCAGAGCGCCCATCTGTTTGGTGTCACAGCATCCCGTCCTTGTGCATTGCCCAGATCCACGGACCTGCGCAGACTACTATTAGGCCGAGAATGTCTAGTAGAGACCATATCACTCCTGTTCCTCCTCGAACACGGCGAAGTTGGCTGGCAGCTGCTTGCGGCAGTGCTCGTTGAGGCAGGCCCAAGCTACTAGCTCAGGCTCATCTAGCTCACTTGCGGGCCGGCTGTAGACAGGTTGCACGTGAAAGTGCCGGCACGGCCCTGGCGCAATTGCTTTATGCTGAGCTTTAGCAGCCTTAGCACGTGCACGCTCCAGCTCCAGCTGACGCTGATGCCTAACCTCACCCCTGCCAGTAATCGCCGCTGCCATCTTCAGGAGGAACTCTCCTAGGTCCTCGAAGAAGACACCTATAATTCCCCCGAACAGGAATATGGTCCACCAGTAGTTGGCAGCGAGGTACTCAATGGTGTTCTCGTGCCCAGCTGCGTCGATCATTCCTTTTTCCGCTCCTTGTCTGCGACTGCCAGGACTTCGATCTTTGCTATGCACTCCTCAGAGTATTCGACATTGCCTGCTGCGACTGCCCAGATCCAGCGTTCGAGGACGTTATCGAACGTCTCTGGTGCCCTGAAGACGTAACTATCCCCGAATCTGGCTACCAGATAGCGATGTGCCTGATCTCGGAATGCAGCTAGGTCGAGATCCGGATGTGATGCAGGTGCCACTAGCGTACCTCGTTCTCGAATGAGCCAGCAGGACCTGAGCCGAAGGCGTCCGAGTTCCTGCAGGCAAAGTAGACGATCGCCCCTATCCAGAATGGGCTAAAGATTGCCGCCATAGCAATGTAGGCCATTTCTTCTCCTTTGTCATGTCCACTTGCTTGCGCCCCTGTGGTGTCTGTGTCCAACGCGGTCCCCGGATGACAGGGAATCCACAGGGCTGTGGTTGTCGATTACTGCTTCCTCCTGACTACAATTTCAAGACCGACTGCGCTGGCTAGTCTTTCAAGGCAGTCAAAGGAGCCGACTACCTTGCCTGCGAGCACCTTGCTAATATGACTAGGATCTATTCCGGTCGCAATAGCTAGCTGCATTTGCGTAGTCTCGGTAGTTCTCATTTCGGCTAGAATTGCCTCTTTGACTCTTGCAGCTACCTGCTTGGTGAGCACTTCACTGCACCTTTCTGAAGCCGAGTGCCTTGACTCGGACTTCGTAGATAATTTCGCGATCACCTTCTACTCGGACGGCAAAGCGAGTAGCGGCATCTCTGGGAGATGCATCGAGGAGTCGCGCACCGTAAATAGGACTAAAGGGCTCGTCGAACTGGCTAACTACAAAGTCTTTGACTAGCTTACCAATTCGAATAGTAAGGCTAGCCATCGTCCCAGTCACTGTCTGGCGGGAACATGTCATCGAAGCACTTGTTGTGCGTGCCTGAAATAAGGACCTCTCGGTCTCCGCTGGAAAGCGTTGGAAGAGCGTTCTGAATGAACGGACCATTTCGATGACCGTCGAGCCACCAAGCGTCGAACGGCTCCTCCGGGATGTTTTCGACCATAGACGGCTTCCCACACAAGGGACAGGTAGCTGCTACCGTGACCGTCTTGTCGCCATTGCGGCGTATTACTAGCGGTATTCTCATGCGTAGTACTTCCTAAAGGGTGAGTATGCCTCTGCGTAGGCATGGACTTTACGTTCCTCGAGCAGCTCCTCCACGCGCTCCTTGCCGGGCCAGAGGCAATTTTGGACCAGCCATGGAGCGGGCATGTGTGGCGATTCGAAGACTGCGGTAATATCTGCACGAATAAGGTCGAGCACGGCCTGTGCCTCTTTGGCTTGCCTCTCGAAGCTCTCCATGAGCTGCTGCGTCGTGTGAGCGTAGTTGTCGTAGTTTTGCTGAATCATTGCAGCAACAAGGCCGCTAGCGTCGCCTAGCTTGCTTGCCGCGAACTCTCCTAGTGCTTCAGCGACTAGGTCCTTGCTTTCGTTAGCCACTTGAGGGTCCCTCCTCCCATACTGTAGTAGTGCCCATACGTCGTTTGCGCTTGTCCTTCTTGATCTTGAGGCGAGCGCCCCAGAAGGTTCCTGTTTCTGTAACGTATGTGCCATTCCGGTAGACCTTGTAAGGCATGTCGTACCAGCGGACGCCGCGTTCGCGTTCTATTGTGTAGTTGTCTGGAATGTTCACGAGATTACACCGTAGTCTCCGTGCTCTTCCTGGATGTGCGGAGGCAGAATTGGCCTGAACTTCCTCCGGCCCTTGACAACCTTCATGTTGAAGACAGAGCCGCGCTCCCAGAACGTGATCATACCGTCCCATGACCTAGCGTCTGGCGTCCGCGGACCGCTGCTGTACCAGCCAGCTTCGCTCTTGAGAATGGCGTACGAGTACACCTTGTCGCGCTGGTTTGGGAATGCTCCCTTACCGAAGGTGTAGTCGAAGGTAATGACTGTTCCGATCGGCCACTCATCGTAGCCGTACTTCTCGAGCCTAATACGTTCTTCGGCTTCAGCTTCCTGGAGCGCTCTCTCACTACGTGCAAGTGAGTCCAGGAGATACTGGTGGTTGCTCTTTGCTGTGTTCACAATCTCCTGCTCCCTCATGGTCGGTATGCCATAGGCGACTCTAGGGCCCCCATACGCTCGGGAGGTTGACCCGAATTTGAGTGTCCTATACGACTCTTCAGCGTCGTCGTACGGGTAGTCTGTTCCGTCTGCGTCGCTCACGCTACTACCTTTCTGGTCTCCGTGACCTCAACAATGCGAGAGTGGTTGTACCTGTTTGCGGCTTCTGGATCGACGACATACATGCCTATCATGTCGTCTCTGTACGCCACGGCCTCTTCTAGAGTACCGAATCTGCTCATCGAATTGGCGTACCAACCACCATTGTGATGCGGGAACTCAATCTGATGGTAGGTTACGGTCTCTGGTGTCTCGCTCACTCCTCCTCCTGGTCCTGCGCGTCGAGTTCGGCCTTGGCCTGCTCCTCCTCCATAATGTCGAGGCCCCTACGGAAAGCCTCGTCTGCGACAAGACGCATCGTCTTGTCCTGCTTGGCGGCGAGGACCTTGATCCTACGCTTCGTCGCAGCAGTTCCTCGCGCAGAAATCCACACGAGAGTATCTGGCTCACTCATTGTTCTTCACCTCCTCCAAGGTAACGATCCAGTTCAGGTGGTCCTCTCGAGTACCTTCTATTTCGACTTTGACTTCTTTGATGGCTGCTTGGTAGTGGGGTTCGAAGTACTCAGGACGAATTCTTGGCTGGTAATCAGCGGGAAACTGCCTTGCCTCTTCTGGATGTCTTTTCGCCCAGTCAGCGTGAGCTAGTCTGCTTCCAGCAGCTTCGAGTCGCTTAAGCTGCCGGCATAGTTCGTCTCTCTCTATGTTGGCACTCTCACAAGAAAGCTGCATTCTGTCGAGTATCGATTCAGCGTCCTCGTCAGAAACGAACTCAACAGTCTGGTTGTGCTTGGCGCAGTAGACGGTCAGCTTGGCGTGCTCGTACGGGACTTCCATGTAAGGGCTCCTTCTACCAGTTGTGCTTCAGCTACCTCGCCTCCAGGAAAGACTAGGTAGGTATCCCTTCCCTGCAAGAGGCCATACTTAGTGGTGTACCAACAACCTGAGCCACGGCTACGGAAGTAGTACTCCTTAGGTCCTGAAACTAGTGCCTGCCTGCCGTGCCTAACAATTGCTCTGTCGCGCTCAAGGTACCCGTCAGCAGGCATGATCTCGTCGCACAGGGAGAAGTTCGACTCGTCTAGGAACGTTGTGACCTTAGGCGGGTGGCCGCATACCCAGACTCGCCTGCCAGCTAGCTTGAGGTACCTGGTAAGTTCTGTATCAAAGCCCGTGCAGCAGCCTTGACAGACACGAACCGCGTCTCCGTTAGCTAGTTCGAGAACCAGTTTCGCTGCAGCTATAAGTTGCGGCTCATCTGGCTGCCATCTGCTACCTGTAATGCCTAGCCGAAATGTCATTCGGGCCTCACCGTAACCCAGGCTCCGTCTTGTCCTTCTGCAAGGCTCCAGTTCACTTCGAAGTCGCCAAGGTAGCGTACCTCGTAGTAGACAGAGCTTCCGTCTGCAGCTCCCCAGAAGTAGCCCTCTTGGACTTCGACGAGCTCGTCTGCACCGAATGCGAACTCGACAGGTTCTGGCGCCCCTAGTGCAGGGTCCTTCCAGGTACGCGTACGCTGCTGCTTGGAGAGCTCGTTGGCTGCTCTAAATACGTAGCTGGCTTCTTTGTTCTTGTCGCCACGAATGCTGTTTACCGACAGGACCTTGTGAAACGAGACCGTGTCAAGGCCAGCAGCGTAGTCGCTTGTGTGTTCCTCTACTAGGTAGTATCTCACTACATCATCTCCGAGAACTTGACGCTGAAGTAGCGAGTACCGCTCGGGAGCCTGACACGAATTTGCGTGTTCAGCTTGTCGACTGGGTAGATCTCGACAGAGACGACTTCCTCGTTTTGCAGTGTTCGGAAACTCGTCCCAATCATCAAGTCCTGTAGAGCCTTTGCCAGTCTTTCTTTGAGTACGTCCATTACATGTAGTCCTCTCGGTTCCAGGTGACTGTTCCGTCTGTGTGGCGATACTCGCTCATGCCGCCTTCGTCGTCGACTTCTGGGCCTAGATCGTAGTCCTCGTCTGGAGCGTCATACTCCTCGTCGGCAGCGCTTTCTTCGTCTATTTCCGCACAGGTTCTACTGTGTGCGAAGCCGTGTACGTCGCAGTACTGGCTCTCTGCAGTTTCTGGCTTGCCCCAACCTGTTGGTTCGCCTGCCTCGTTGTAATAAACCTCGTCACCCGCTGCTGGGAATCCCATGTCCCCTCTTTTCGTTAAGTCTGTCCGCTAGCCAGCGGAGGAAGTAGCTTGAGCCCATGCCGTCGATACCGCCCTGGTAGGCTGCGTGCATGTCATCGTGGTCCCACGGCGTCTCGTCCGATGCTGGATCCTCTACGTCAACATTGAAAATTCTCATTGAGTAGTTCCAGTAGTTCTCTAGGCCTTCGATCATGGACATGACGTCGGCACGGACGGCGTCTTCGAACTCCGCAACTTCTGTTTCGGAAATCGCTACTTCTATTTCGTCCGAGTTACGCTCAGAAAAGTTGTGGAACTCGATGTCGAACGATACGTGACGTATCAATGTAGGTCCTTTCCTTCTGCTCGTGCCTTGCCTACGGCTCCTGCGCCGGTAGCGAGGTTCATGTCTAGCATCTCCTGCTGCTTGCGTTCGCGCTCATCCTTGTCGGCGTTCCAGTGGAAGTGAAGATCCTGTTCATCTCTAGGTCGCTCGATTCGAACGGCCCAGCGACCCCAAACTTTTTCCCGCCTCAGTAGCTCTTCCTCTGTCATGCAAGCCTCCTAAAGAGATGCCAGATGAGACCGAGCGACGTACGAGGTGCTGTCCCTACGTACTCGTAGGGTGTTGGGATCGACTCTCCGGTGTAGAAGACTTGAAACTCCCAGTTTTTTGTCTCGTCGAACGAGGCGCCAATGCCCTCTACGTGCATAGTCCAGAAGCGGACGGCCGATCCGTCCTTCTCCTCCCACGCTATCTCTACGACTGGTAGAACTGTGTCGTGACAAAGGATAATGTGACTCTCGTTGTCGACGGGTACGGTATAGTTCCAAATCATTGCTGACACTAGCTACTCCTCAGGGTCGAATTCCTCGAACACACGAGTCACTACACTGTCGATTTGTGTATCAGTAAGGTCCAGTTCCGCAAGTGCGTCACCTATACCGACGTGAGCGTATGCGTGCCAAGTGCTCGTGGTGAGCGAGCCTTCAATTTCGGTATCAAAGTGGAACCTAATGCTCCGCTCGACTCTTATTTTGGCCACTCCAACCATCCTTTCCCTTTTCGCCATAGTTTTTGTCTATAATTATATTATAGATGGTCCTCCATGGTAAAAGCTAGTGTCTTGAAATAGAAATTTTTTGGTTTTGGATGGCCTGGGTAGGCCTCCTCAATGCCCGACTCGACAGCGGACTCCCTGGCGGTCTCAGTAGGGCTGCTCAACCCCCACCAGTTCGATCAACCGACCTGTCGAGTCGGACGTTCAAGAGGGCTACTTCCTCGGAAGCTCGAACCAGAACTTGGAACTGACCGAGCCGGTGCCCTTAACTCCCTTCCACTTACCAGAGCCGGTACCGTTTAGGGCGAAGTCCACGTCAGTGGTTCCGCCGTACTCACACCTGGCTGCGTCGATCACAGCTGGCGTGTTGCCGCCTCCAGTGTTCACTGGCACTGCTGTAATGACTGCGGTGAACTTGCCTGCCTTGGTTAGGAACGTGTGCTTCTGGCCTACTGCAGGCTGACTCCCTCCAGTGTTGAACGTGCCAGTTGTGTTAATAGGTCCGCTCCAGAGAAGCCGGAACGTGGCTGGCCCGTTAGACATCAGCTGGGCGTAGGTGAGAGGTTCGCTGGTGAACTTCTCTGTACCTGCCGCTAGCGTGATCGAGCCGTCGAACGTACTGCCGTAAGTCCCGGGGGTACTTAGCGGCTTGGCGTTCTGGCTAAGGTTGCACGCCGCTTCCTTCGCAGGGACCTTCGGCGAACTGGAACATCCAGTTACGACTCCAGCAGCGGCAATTGCCACGATTCCGTACTTGAGGTAACGCATGACTTCCTTTCGTTGGATAACTACCAGGACTTCTTTGCGTAGTCCGCGGTTGGTGGCAGTGCAGCGGTATTCATTGTTGCCATGTCGTGCAGACAATGACTCAGCTCGAGTAGACGCTCGGCTGGCCACTGCTCCTCGCAGGCCTCAATGGCCCCTGTAACGTCAGTAATCCTGGCGTTCTTCCACCAGGAGGTCTGGAAGTCCAGAGCTGCCTCCATGTGCAGGTCGACCTTGCGTGCCTCTTCGCCCTCAGGTAGGCTAGTGAGATAACCCATGTCTACTCCTCGTACCCTACTCGGTCGGATAGTAGCGTTGCCAGCATGAGCACGTCGTAGTTTGTGTCTGGGCTCTTGCCCTGGAACTGAAGTAGGTCCAGATTCACTGGAACTAGGTCCGCATCGAATGTGAGCTTTATCTCACACTCGTGTGGCTCCATAGAGCTGCTGTCAATGCGGAGCTTAATGCCTCCCGCAAGTACGACAGTTTCAGTCCTAGTTACGTTCATTTTCCTGCTCGCTCAGAAGCTGAGCGTAGGCAGCTCCTGCAATACCACATGCAAACCCGACGAGCAGGCTTGCAACGACTACGGCTGAAATCTTGATAACTTTCATGGTTACCCCTCGAGGTGTAGGTTCTCGTACTTGAACTTTTCGTCTTCGACGAACTTTTGAACGCCATCGCCTGCATCGACGATGTCCTGCATCACCGCTTCGGCCTCGGTCCATCCTCGGCCACGGCGGTCGTTATAGTGCCGGGGCAGCCTGTGTGTCCGCCCTAGCGTGTCGGTGACTTCGATCTGGTGATCACTTTCCGTACCGATTATTTGGACCGATACGATATACCTCCTCTTAATCGCCTTAGTTTCGCTGACCTTCAGGAAAGTATCGTCATTCGTCAACATAGTTATACCTGTGCCCGTCTAGGTCCCACGTAACTCCGTCGTCTAGTTCGGCTTCTGCTTGAGTGCGTCCATCGGTCATGACCGCATCTTCGCGTTCGGCGTAAGCCGAGTCTTCGCTCACGTATTCTTCCGGGTGCGTGGCGTATCTGGCAGCATCGTAACGCTGATCCCACCAGTAGTCGTCGTAGCTCATCGACGCCCTGCCTTCTCTGCTAGACGGTCGTACTGGTCGTGGTAGGCCTCGTGAGCCTTGGCCGCTGCAGTCTCGAGCTGGAACTTTATGGGGCCAGGTAGGTAGTCCCAGCCGAACGTAGGGTTGACCATACCCTGCTCCCTGAGTGTCTCGTACATTACGCGAGCCATGTGAACAATTGGCTCTTCGTCGTTTTCCACTAGTCCTCCTTGTCCGTGTTACGTTCTAGGTAGAAGCCAAAGTCTCTGAGTAGTTCTGCGACTGGCCCTGTAAGACGTTCTTCCCAGCGCTCGTCGAGCAACCATGACGTAGCGATGTACTGTTCCAGGGAAGTTCTTACTGCCTTCCGAAACCTTCTGTATGCCCACTTAATCCTGAGATGTTCGATGGGCTTGACCTTCAGTGGATCTACTTGCCGTTCTGCCGGTCGCATAGCTCTCCTTTCCGCTCCTGACAAAAACGGTGCCTGTGGCTTCAGTGCTCCACAGGGGGCCGGTTTTGTCAGAAGCGCACTGGAAGCTATCCTCCTAGGAGTCGCTGAACAACGTTGCCTGGGCGGGTCTTGAAGTTCAGCTCCCGGCCGTAGGAGTGCGGCCATTCGAGCGTCTTCGGCTCAATGACCAGGCCTCCCTTGGCCTCGCCCTTGCCGCCAGAAATCTTCAGCCGCCACCAGTACCGCGTGCCCTGGCATTCCGTGCGAGCTCCCAGGTTGAAGATGAAGCCCGTCTTCTTACCTGCCAGGTTGATTGAGTCGCCGGATACGCCTTCCCAGATCTCGCGGCCCTTCAGCTTAACCTTCCGCTGTAGAGCTAGTGTCACCTCGGCGTGGATAATGTCGCATTCCAGCGTGCCTCGAAACCCGCCAACTGCCTCCCAGTCACGCAGTGGGAGAGGAACCGGTAGCCGCTGCAGGTGTAGGCGACTGAGATCCAGACAGTATCCCTCTGCCGTTGGACGAGCTGAGGCGTGTGACGTCGGAGCTGCAGATGCACCTGTAGCCATAAGCGCCGGGACTGCAATAGCAGCAGCTGCTACTGCAAGGAACCTCTTCTTCACTTTTCTCCTTCTGGGACTATGCTCCATGGACTGACTTCACGCCGGATAATTTCTACTTTCGCAATTGACGGATAGAGCTCCTTTCTGTTGCGAATATTCTGGACGCTACTAGTTGCGCTGTCCTGGTCGTCACGGACTTCGTCCTCTACGAAGCCGTCGGTGTAGGTGTAGCGCACGCCGAACTCTGGGTTCACGGCAGCGGAATCTCCTCGTACCACTCGCAGTCACGTTCGCCATTGATGTAGGCGTCGGGCGAGCCGTTACACGCTACTCTCAGGACTGCTATTCCCTCACCATCCTCGTTGATGCTAAGGCCCAGAATGGTAGTGACGCTATGACCTGGGAAGTCAATAGCGTGGTCCTCTGACACGCCTCGCCACTCAGGGCGACTAAGGTCTACTTCCTCTTCGGCAGGTTTGGCTTTTGGTGCAGTCATGCTTCCTCCTTAAGGACCTCCCGCCGCTAAGGACGGGAGGTCACCTCTCATCTAGTCGAACTCGAATTCGCCTGACTTGATGCTGGCTGCGAGAGCCGCGAACTCACTGCGTGTGAGCTGCTTCACGTTCAGGATCCGTTCTTTGATCGAACTACGAATCAGAATGGATCCGTCTGACTGTTCTGCAACCTCGACGCACTCGCCTGCTGCGCAGTACGAGGACTTACGCCAGGCTACTGCTGTCTGCATGCTTACCTCCTTTATCAGGTGTGGCAGTAGACGAAGCCAACGCCTGGAATGTAAATCCACATGAGTCTCACCTCCTTCCGTCTAGGAGCTGCTCTCATCTCCAATGAGGTCGAACTCACCGGCCTTGGCACCCTTGAGGAATGCGTCCCACTCGGCGTCGGTGAACGTCAGTACCGGTCCGTTCGGGTTCTTGCTATCACGCATCTCTACGCATGCCGCATTGTGCCCGCACGTCCTTCTGACCTCGACGCAATCGCCCTGGGCGAAGCTGAACGAGCTCTTGGCCCACTTAGCCACTATTCTTTCCTCTCGAAGAGTAGATGGGGATTGCGAATGACTCCTGTTTCATGGTCGTACCTGTATAGCATACCCATATCGGCTTCGCACCGGTATACTGCACCCCAGGTTGTCTCGCCTTCTGGGCTCGTGTACTCGACAATGCGTACTACATCGAATCTTTCACCGTCTTCGGGGTCTGCATCGCCATTACGGGCAATCATCTCGTCGACGATATCCTTGGATGTGAATGATCCCATATCACCTCCTACATGTGTGAGTGGTGGTCTTCGGCCTTGAAGCGAAGATCGTTCTCCAGACGCGAAACGTCGCTCTGGAGACTGTAAACCTGGTTGTGCAACTCGTCAATTTCTAGTTGCATCTTTCTTACTCGTTCTTCCAGGTCGAGAAGTCTAGGATCGGTATCGTGGTAGTGTTCTGGTGTTACGTGCGTATGTTCGGGCACGTGGCCCATCATGCTCACTTGAGCTCCTTCAGCTTCTTGATCAGGCCTGGCGTGAGGGTCTCGCTCGGTCCGTATGGACCGTTCGGGCCAATTAGCCGTAGGGTTAGCGTGCCCCTGTTCGTAAAGCAGTCAGGGTTGGAAGTGAAGTCGTAATCGATGCAGTAACTGCCTCCGATCATCTTGCCACCATCGCTGAGTTCGTACGCATTGCCATTCTGGATCCAGAACTCGTATGCGCGGCCGTAATCGGTCACAGCTAGTGGGATGCCGCCACAGTTCTTAGCGTTACAGGTGCGCGATCCCATGTCCATCTGACCAACGCCGTTACCGTAGGCCTGAACAACCTGCGCTGGACTATCTGCGGAGGTAGTAGATGCTGACGGTTGTACCTGCTGGTGCTTTAGCTGCTGCACTTGTTGCTGAAGTGCAGTAATGCGGCCATCTTGTGTATTCGAGTGGAATGCCAAAAGCCCTATAGCACCTACGACACCTACGGCAAAGATGAGTGCCGGTTTGTTGTCCATGCCTCCTCCTAGTGCCAGTACAGAATGTTAACCAGCGGGGCTGCCAGCAGTTCTTTCGTTGTGCCAGCATCGGTTCGGACAAAGTGCGCGACGCCGTCGATTACTACGACACGTGGACGGTGACCTATAGCGTCCAGTGTGGCATCGACAGCAAGCGTTCTCGTCGAGCCGTTTACGAACATGACCTCTATTTGCAGGGGTTGCATGTCACTCCTCCAGGTTGTTGAGATAGCTAGCGACGTCGTTAACTAGCAAGCTGCCACTCATGACGAACTGAGTCCTACTAGCTACAGTAAGCCAGGCAGGAGCGAGCTCACTTAGTCTCGTAGCAAATGCGTCGCGTGCTTGTTCGTCTATGAACGGGCCGAACGTTTCGCAGCAGGTCTTGCTCGGATTGAAGCAGTTCATTCTAATTGCGGTAACAATATACATGTCACTCTCCTCTAGGTACTTCGTGGAACTCGCGATGGAACTGACAGAACCAGAAGCTCATGCCCTCGCTCTTATGGTCCAAGCAGTCGGCCTCTGGCGCTGTCGGGTTCATGCTGCAACCTAGCGGACCTTGAGGACTCTCAAGGGTTCCTGAGGACTTAGCGTCTTTACGCATGTCACTCTCCTTTCCAGGCCGTGCTCAGGTGCCCACTGTTTGACCTCAGCTTCGCATCTGAGCACGACGTGCATGGGAGGTTACTGCGTACCTACGAGCTTGTCGTAGTGCTCCTTCAGGCCCTTCATGACGTCATCGAGGTCGTCCTCGTCAATTTGGACGAGATCGTCGACAATTTCTTGTGGCGTAAGCGCGCGAACATACTCGTCGCCGTTGTCGTACAGTGGCGTATCGCCCTCATGTGAGTAGACGCTGTCGTCGGCGAGCTGAATGTTGGTAATGACCTTAGCCATGTTGCCTCCTGTCAGGGAAATTTAGTGGGTAGGAACTCCTTCTTCACGACTGAAGGGCAGTAGTACGTGACGTAGTTGTAGAACAGGTAGCAGTCGTTTATCGTTGTGCCGTTCTTGTTGTCCTCCTCGGGTAGACCTTCCTCTGCGGCGTGAGTACTTTCCCACCATTGTGCGATCTTCATAACTGCTGACTCGTTAATGGAGCAGCATCCGCAATCCACAATCTGGCGAATACGCTCCATCAGGAGGTCGTGTGCTGTCTCAGTTACCATCGAACGCCCTCTGCATCTCCAGTTCGAGTTGCTTGTTTATGTCGTATGCGGTCTGGCACATGTTGAACCTGCAGGGGTTGTCCTTCTTCGGCACGCCGTGGTCCGGACATAGGACTCTGGTAATTGTCACTTCAGCCTCCTTCCAGTAGTTCGCGTTCCCAGTCCGCCAGCGGCGCCGAATCTATCTCGGCGGGTGGGCCGACTTCGACGAAGTCCTCCAGCACCGTACCTGGAACGCCTGCGATCACTTCTTTCCAGCCTTCTTCAGGCTGGTTGGTAATTGGGTTGACACTCGTTTGTGTCCAGACCCAGTTGCCGTGCCTGAGACCATCATGCAGCGCTCCTGCGAGGTACTCCTGCATCTCGTTTTCGTCAAGGCCTTCGCGCTGCATTTCGCTGTAGAACTCGGCGCACTGTCGCTGTGCTGGACCGTCAGGAGCATGGCTCTGCAGGGCGCTGAGTATCCAGTACGACCACGGAGCTCCTAGATGACAGTCCTTTGTATCGGACATTACATTTCCTCTCACTAAATCAGTCCTAGCTTTTGTGCACGTTCCGTGTACTCGTTAAGGAGCTTGGTAATGCGTGCGATCCCCTCGTACAGGTAGGTCTGATCCTCGAGGTTCATTGGCGAGTTGTTGACGTAAATCTTCTGCCAGTCCTCGAGTCCGACCTCGTGGTGAATCGAGCCTGGCATTGTCATCTTGAGAATGTCAGTCTCGAGCGTCGACTTGTACTCCAGCAACGCAAACCAGATCGTACAGAAGGCTGCGTTCGGCGTGTCAGGGAGAATAAGCTTGCCTGAAATGCTCGACTTGATACGTGGCATCTCGTTGCTATACGCCTGATCAGCGTACGGCTCCGGGTGCATTGTGTCCTCATACTCTCGGAGAGCTCGTACGAGGTTCTTGTGTACTGCAACTTCTACTGGCTCCACCTTTTCCTCCGTCGGCCAGGTCGCTACGTGCTTCCATGAAATACCCTCGACAATGTCTCGGAGGGCCTGTACCGAAATGTCGTTGTTGTGAGCCAGCTTCGCCCTCAAGGCGGTGTCGTCCGCTGGACTGCTATGATCTGCCTTCGCCCACGTCTGCCTGATCGCTCGTACCTTGGTCTCGTTGAGTTTCATTGGTCCTCCTGTTCCTACGCCGTATGACAATGTTCCGCGGATTGACAATGCCCCAGAGTTCATGCAAGGCGTCTTTGTACTCACGGACACTAATCATGTACAGGAGCAGACTCTTCGGTTCCCAGAAGAGACTAATGTAACCTTTCTCCTGCAAAATGTCTGCACCAGTGCCAGTAATGCCTGTTGCTAGTACGAAGCGATCAGCTAGTGCTATTGCCTTAGCCTTACTGCTGACAGCAAACTGAATGTCTCGGATGCCGAAGCCTGAACCTCCTGATTCCCAGACGGCACCAAACTCCTGGGCAATGCCTTCTAGCTCGTTGTCCGTCATGGCGTCAATCCCCAAGGAATTGCTACCGTTCGGATAACCTATGTCTACTACCCAACGCATGTAACTCTCCTTTCCGAGCCCTGCTCGAGACTTACAGCATATACGCCGGCTCGAGCAGGACGCTAAAGGGAGATTAGCTGCGGTACCACATGTGGAACATGGTTGACAGCGAGCCTCGGCTGCTCAGGCTCACTACGAACCTCAGCTGCCTGGTGTCACTCAGGTTCAGTGACTTGAACCTGTTCTGGAACGTCATGTTGCTCCAGCTTGTCTCGGATGCTTCCCACTCGAGGTCGCTCAGAATGTCGAGCACCTCCTGCGCGGTCGGCCCTGAGGCGTAAGCCTTCTGCGCTTCGGTCCATGCGTCGCACATGAACGCCGCGACCTTGGAGTTCAGCGGGAACTGAAGCTTGTCCTTGGTCGGACGCCACTCGTTTGAGTTCACTACGTCTTGCATTGTTTTCTCCGTTTCCTACGCTTTGCTAGTTTCTTATGCTGTTAGCAGTTGGTGTTCGTGCCGCCGAGTGACTGGCAGTTCGTCAGCGAGTTGTTCTGGCTCGCCTGGTTGGCAATTGCCATGCCGGCAATGACGCCAAGTGCGACGCAGGCAACGAACACAATGACGAAAATGCCGACGTAGTTGCGAATGTGTCGAATGTAGCGTTCCTGCTTGGTCTCTGCGGAAACTATTACCTGTGTAGTTGTAACCATTTCTGTTTCCTCCTGCTTTTGAGTTTTACTAGTTCACCAGTCGTTGAACTCTCCTGCTTGAAATGCCTTTCGCAGGTCCTCGAAGTGCTCGCGCGTCATGGGAGTCACGACGTTCGGGTTTAGGCTGCTACGTAGGTACACCATGTTACCGTCGAAAGCAACCTCTGCACACTCGCCAGACGCACACTTTGATGGCTTCCGCCATGTTAGAGTGCTAGGCACAGCCATGCTTAACCTCCTTTCCCTGCCTACAAGCGGCTTGCAAGGACGCTTGTAGACAGCCAAAGTAGGTTACTTGAATGGTGCGTTAATGTCGTCGGTAGGCGTGTCCATCAGGAGTGCTGCGTTCTGCAGTCCCGCTGGCTCGTCGGACGTGTCGATGAAGTTCAGTGCATCTAGCATGGTTTCGAACTCGAACCTGAACACCTTCGTGTACGCGTGCTCTTTGACGACTTCGATGCTGTATTCGTACTCCATCTCAGGAGGTACTGACAGTACGACAATCATGTCAATTGGCCCGTGCGAATCTGAATAACTCACACTATCACCTGACAGTTCTTGCACGGCCGTGTATGCCCCGTGCGGTCTAGTGTCTGATCGTTCTGGTCTTCGTCGTTGCAGTCCGCACAGTGCGGCCAGACTGTACCGTCCCAAATGCCGCCAATCTGCTTGGCATTCAGTGCATTCAGCACGTTCTTGTACAGCTCTTGCGTGAACTCGTCGACGGCTGTAATGTTGAGGACGACTGTCTCGTCAGTTGCCATCGTCTGCTCCTGTCGAGCTGTTGTAGCCGTAGCTTCCGTAGAAGATCGTTCGGCCTAGACGCCGAGCCACGCGAACGTGTGTGCGCGGGTGCGGCACGTGAATGCCATGAATGCTGCTACCTGAGCCACCTACGTTTGCCGGCACGGTCTTAGGCGCAGGGTCGCCGAACTGCGGGTAGTACACAGGCTTGGTGTTGAAGCCGTGTACGTTACTCACGTTGTCGGCACCGCACGCTTCTGCGACATATCCTGTCCCTATGAGCGTCAGGAACAAGACTGGTAGGAATACTGTCTTGCCTGAGTTACTGAGAACTCCCCAGGCAATACGCCTTCCGATGTACACTGTTCACCTCCTTTTTTCGAGTTCCATTTTGCTCAATTTTTTGAGCAAAAATTCATTTGGCCATTCGGGTAAATCTTCGGGGAAAATCTTGGGAAATCTTCGGTGAAGGTTTTGGGAGGGTTCGACATCCTACTCTTCGAACTCTTCGCCGTCATCGTCCATTCCCGCGATCTCTTCCTTGAAGGCTTCCTCCAGTGCATCTCGCTTGTAACCGTGTGCCTGTTCCTTGTTGAACCAAACAGTACCGGCGTGTAGTCCTACTGCTGCGAGCGCCATGTTGATCGCTCGTGTTGCCTGAGACATGCTCGTGAAGTTATCAATGCTGTCAGCCTTCATCTGTGTCAGCTGACGTACGATCTCCTCGATGCTCAGGTTACCTTCCGTTCTGAACACGACGCTTGCGATATCGGTCCGCAGTTGCGTCGCTGGGCTTATCGTCGCTTCCTGACCTGACCCTCGGCACGCTTCGCCAATCATGTCTGGCCATTCGCCTCCGGCTAGCTCTGCTATCTGGAATAGCGGCCGCCAAATCTGCCGCATTCGTAGCGTCAGGCCGCGCATGTTCGGCTTCTGGTCGAGAATCTCGTCCAGCACGCCTTCAATCGCATGACTCAGCTGCTTGCCTACTGCCTTCACCTGGTCGGTGTGGTAGTATTCGTCGAAGCCGTCCTCGTCACCGAACTTCCTTGGCAGCCTCTGCATGAATACCTTGATCGCTCGCGATCGCAGTGTGTCCATGTTGGGGTTACCTAGGAATGTCTTCGCCTTGCCAATTACGACAAGTGGTGCGAACGTCCGCTGGAAACCAACAGCGTTCAGGGTCTGCCCTTCGCAGTCGTAACCTGTGTTCACAATCTCGAAGATGGCTGCACCTGCGTTGCCGGTTCGGCTAATCAGCTTGTCTAGCTCGTCCCCAATGAGCGTGCAATGCTCCTCGCGAATAGCGTTAATCAGGCCAGCTGGTGTTGCCGTTCGCATACCGAAGATCTGTCCGTTACGCGACATATGCTTCAGTAGCTTGCCCATCGTCGTCTTGCCTGAGTCCTTTTCGCCAAGAATTGCTAGTCTCGGCGTCTGGTTGAAAATGAGTTCATCGTTCTCATCTACAGCCCAGGTATGTGCGGCGAAGGCAGCCATTACGCTGCTGTCACGTTTCGGTAGCGTTGGGCTGAATAGCGTGAACGTGTCACGCGCCTCAGTCAACGCCATGTCCAGTGCAGTTCGTTCTGTCGTCATGTTTCACCTCCTTCTTTCGAGTTCCAGACAATAGTCTGGCGACAGCGCCCTTTCAGACGCTCTCGTCAAACTACAGGCTCCGCCACCAATTGTATTCCTGCGTAACGAACTCTTCCTCGAACGTTTGCGGCATGCTGTGTAGCTTCTCGTACTTGTCTACTTCGTAAACCAGGAACGCTCGATCCTCACGCTCCAGCCTCGCAAGCGGGCCTGTACCGCACTTCAACGCTTGCCTTTTCATGGACGTATACTCGCGCGCCGTTACAGGCTCGTCCGGGTTTACCTTCATCGGCCCAAGAACTCCTTCATCGCTACAGCGTCCACGTCCACAAACGCGAGAAAGTCGAACAGTAGCTGAACTGTACTGTTTGGCTTCTCCTCCGAGGTATCGTCGAGGAACTCGATCTCTGTTCCGAGACCTTTCATGTAGTACGCAATTCTCTCGCATGCTACGTCGTTGAACTTCGCCTCGAACTCCTCGGGCGAAACCGCTACTCGGTAGCTCTGCCGGACTGCTACTTCGTACGCCGATCTCACTCTGCCTTCAGCCCTTCGAATTCTCCGTCGTAGGCCAACTTGAGCACGTCTAGTACAAGCAGGGCCTTTGCCTCAGCTGCCATCGCGCGACCACTCAGGTTATAGCCCTGCATAGTCGCGTACTTGGCTGCTGCAGCGTAAACCTTACGCGCAACCTTGTCCGCAGCCTCCCGACCGTTAAGATCACGGTTAACCTGCCAAACTTCTACTTCCGTTGCCATTGTTTCCTCCTTTCCCCTGAACGTACGAAACGTACGCTCTAGGCAAAGTCAGGAACCTAGTTCGACTTTACGATCATTTGGCCTCCTACGTTCTACTTATCCGGAGTCTTTTTGCTTTCATTTAATTATATCATGGAACATGGGGAAAAAGCTAGTCGCTAAAATGGTTCAATTTTTGGTCTCAGGTTCGGTTAGCTGGCTTGCGACGGGCTAGAATTTCATGCAGGTACCATTCAATACCTAGCTCCTTGAAAATCTGCGGGTTCATGTGTGCAGCTTCGTACTCACGTTCGCCATGTTCGTACTCCATAAGCGAACCTCGCCCTTGTGGAACGCCGTGCAGCCATCTCCCTGTCTGCCTGCAGGCAACGCCAATGCCCGCAAAGCATCCATCCTTCGGACATCTTACCGACCTCACCGCCCGGTGGCAGCGAAGGTTTACATCAATCATTCGTCCTCCATCATCTGACTGAACGAGGCGTTCACATCGGGTGGTACACCTTCCTCTTCATAGGAAGCTTCGACGTCGAAGTGCAACGCGTTCAGCCTCTCCTTCGGGTTCTTCTTAATGAAGTCTTCGTACCAGTCCAGCTGCGACGGAGCAACTTCACGTCCGTCTGAAGCTACGACGGTGTCGTCTTCAGACCTGAACTCCTCAGGCACTGGAGCACTGTACTCTGCACGGTAGTATGCTGCAAAGTCTGGCTCACCTTCAGTCGTTGGTCCGCCGTACAGCTCAGCACGGTGCTTCTGTCTAATGACAGGGTTTGGCAACAGCACGGGCCCGTTTGGCATTGAGTCCACAGGGCGCCGCGTATCGGGCGGGCCAAGAACCCTTATTGCGTAAGGATCCCTGCCTGTTCGCGATCCGCCGTACGTAATAATAATCTCGTCTTCTTCACGTCTTGTAATTCGTCTGCGCAGGCCAATTGCTAGGCGCATACAGTCGTACTCAAATGCTACTGTTGCTGCCTTACCCTTGGAAGCGAGTTTTTTGTAGCAGAGTGCAATGTTCTCTTCGCACTGCTGAATTAGTGCTTCTTGCGCGTCTTCGCTGACATCTTCCCAGTGACCGAGAACTACTTCTCGCTTGGCAGTCTGCCTGAGACGATTGACATTTTGTCGAGCGTACATATGTTTCGCACAATAACTTCCGTAACGCTTGGGCTGTGCTCCAGTTTCGGGCGTTAGTCCCTCCCTGAAGCAGTCGACGCAAAATGTCGAAATTGGCGGTCGTCCACGCTGGGCAAAATGAGGCATTGCTTTACCTACTCGTTCTTCTATCGCGTATCTCTCCTTTCTATTATATAGGGACTTCTGAGCGGACATCAATGGTTTTTGATCACGTTCCTTTAGGTAAAACAAAAGTACAACGCGCTAGTCCAGGTAGCGCTTATGACAAAGACTTACGGTAGATGACAACACGTCCCTTTCGGTGCGTCCAAGATCCTAACTTTAATTGAACTCGTATACTACAACACCTTTATATATACTAATAGATAATAATGACAATATGAATGAGCCTGTATGTACGTACGTGCTTCTATACGTTATTAAGATTTCTTATAGGTATTAGCCCAGGGTGTCAGAGCTTGAAATCACGTAACGCACTAGTTAAACGAAATTATTGAATGCAAAATTGCGTACGAATATGTACGACACAGCCCCTGTGGTTTCTCGTGCAAACACAGGGGCCGCGTCGGACAGGGTTATGCGTCGATTTTCATGTAAAAACGGCAGGTAAACAGCCACATCATTTGGTCGATGAATGCGACAACGTCTTCGTGCGACGGAGCTTCTGCCTGGTTGCAGCATTCGAACACGTAGTGGTACGTCAGTGTCCTGACGAGTTCGGTTGGATTGCCCGGACTGTCTGCGTACGTTCGTGCGACGATTGCACGTGTGACGATCTCGATGACTTTGTCGGCGTCTGCGAAGCCTTCGAAGTCACTGTACGAGCCGCCGACTTTGGCAGCATCGTCTTCTCGTGTGAGCTCCTGCGCCAGATCGATGTAGCGGTCACCCATCCACTGGACGAACTCTGGGTTCGCGCCGTAACCAAATTCGAGCATTACTGATCTCCTTTCCGTCCAGCATTCAGGAACTTGACGCACTGAATGCTGGCGCACTGGAGATTAGTAGTTCAGCGTGCCGTCGGTGATGCCTGCGTCGATGTCGTCCTTGTCCTTATCGCTCAGCTTGTCCCACTCACCCTTGAACAGAGCGAGCTTGCCGTCGAACGCGCTCTTGAAGAACATCCAGATCGCGTTAATGTTACGCTTGCCAGTCGGCATGACTCCTCCTTGGAGTATTGTTTACCGTAGCTGAAAACCAGCCTACGCAGGACGCTTGCTTCCGGCCGGGAGAAGCAGTAAGCAAGCGTCCGGTCTAGGTTAGTAGTTCAGACAGACGTCAAGTATGCGCTCGATGTCTGCAGGGGAAATCGTGTGATGGTGCTTCTTCATGCTGAGCAAGCGCTCGACGAAGCGGACTGCGTAGAACGCGATCATGAACTTGCTCGACTGAGCCACCACGCGATCCAGCGACGGAGCTTGCGAGTAATCGGGCCGCAATGCTCCCACCGGAAATGGTGGTAAGCGTGGCCCGTATTGCCGCCTCCGTTGTCGAACCAGCGTATGAGCGCGTCGTGACAAGCCCACACCGTGTGATGTGCGCCGGATGCAAGCAGGATCATGAGCGCCAGCCCGGCAACGCGTCGGCGACGATGGCGTCGTCGTGATCGTTAATGTCGACGTGGTCGATGTCGGACTGACTGGTCCACACCAGTACTGAGTTTTCCGGCATGGTTCCTCCTTTGGAGTTTGGAGTCGGACATCAGAACTGCATGTCCGGTAACACGGGCGCTCTTTCGAGCGCCCGCGAAACTGGACGTACGGTCCTACTACTCGGCGAGCTCGTCGAGCTCGTCGCCGTCCGCGTCGCCTTCGACGACTTCGTCGGCAACTTCGACGCCTTCGTCGTCAGCGCTCGCAGCGTTCGCGTTCGCGGACGCCATCTGCTCGAGGCCTGCGACAACGTCGATGTCGTCGTACTGAGCGGCGATCCTGTCGAGGTTGAACGACACACGAGCGGTACCAGTACCGCTCTTCGCCGCCTGCAGCCACGCTGCGAACGAAGCGCCGACGAACATGACGCCGGTTCCGCCCTGTGCCTTCGGCGAACCGTACCGCGTGATGGACTTGTTGGAGTACATCGTCTGCGGCGCGATCTCCTCGTCGGCGGCGAGCTTGCCGGCCTTGCGGAGCTGCAGCGTGGCGATCTGGGCGGCGCGGTAAGGCGTCAGGTCGGTGTACTGCTTGGTGGTCGTGCTGGTGTTCTCGGACATTACTCCTCCTTGGAGTGTCCTGCTACGGATGTTTTCCGTATGCAGGCGGCAGCTCATCGTAGAGCCTACGATGATCTCCCGTCAACATACGGTTCAATTATCCGTAGTACTTTTTCCTCTCTAATTCTATTATACATGGGCGCAAGGTGTAAAAGCTAGGGCAAATGAAAAGGAATATTGGTTTTTCTTTGGTAATAGTATCGGAACTGGAATCTAGTCGCATTCGATGCATGTACCGTTCTTTGAACGTACAATATGGTGAATTGGACAGACGTTCGTCTTGCTGACGTTGTAGCCGCCGTCTAGTTTCCTGTCGGCAGCATCGTCTGCACCTGGTGCACGTCCACGCGGATCACACTTGCACGGTTCGTACGCCATGCGTTGCTTAGGCGTGTACATCGGCGCCTTCGGCTTCTGACGCTTACTCATCGTACTCACTCATGAGTTCGTCTAGGCTCTTACTGGAAACTCGTCCGCCACGCGTTCTCGGCGGAACCTTGTTGTAGCCGACGGTACTTTCGCCGGTTGCTTTTCCGGTCCTCCACGTTACGTTCGCGTGTCTGTCGTTCGGACCGACGTTCCTCGTTCCTACGAAGCCTTCCGGTGCAAGTGGCGTCTCGTTCCACTTGCTCTCCGGAACGTACATTGCTCTCGTCAGGTTCGGCGTTTGTGATTCTGCCGTACGCTGCCGTGTGCTCTGATGCCTCGTAACCTTCGGCATCCTACGTTTTGGCGTGTCCGGCGGCTTCTTGATGTCTCGTTCGGCTGCTGCTACGTACTCGAGCCAGTCGAATTCGTTCATCTCTTCGTACATTTCGTCTCCTCTCCGTATCCTTGTATCCGAGTCTTTTTGCTCATAATTAATTGTATCATGGAACAAGGGTGAATTGCTAGTCGTTTGAATGGTGTACTTTTTAGGATCTGGTTTCGGTGGTAATGGTGCTGGTCTCGAACTGCAGTCCACAGGTGCAACGGTACCTGTTGAGTGCGCGGTGTTCGCGCCAGTACGTGCGGAGCTGCTCGGTGTACTTCGGCAGCATAGGTGTGTTGTGGAGGGAACCGGGTGCTCTCGCACTCGTTCCGGTGGTGAACTGCATGACGGTTCCTTTCAGGTGGATGCGCACCTAGGTGCGCTAGGGGCGCTCGGTGCGGAAGCGGTACTCTTCGGCGACGTCTTCGAGCGTATCGGCGAAGCGGTTCAGTAGCAGTTCGAGGCGGTCGAGTGCTGCTGCGCTGCCGGCGATCTCGTGTGTCTGTACGTCGTTGCGCACTGCTGCGAGCAGAGCGTAGTCGTGTTGCTGGTCCATTACCGTGCCTCTCTGTACCGTGCGTTCGCTGCGAACCGCACTGCTTGGCGCCGCGATCTCTCGCGGCGCCGCGCACTGCTACTCCGCCGCTACCGGCTGCTCGTCGTACTCTGCCGCGAGCGCTGCAAAGTCCGTCTTGCCGCGCACGCTGCTGCCGCTGACTCGCCCTGCGACGTACCGCTGTAGCCACGCCGCGAACGCGTCGCCGTCGAACATCACGTGCGTGCACTTCGCGTGCGCACGATGGTCGCTGCTGCCCTGGTCACACGTCGCTGCAATCACGCCGCGCTTCGCGTAACCGTACAGCCACTGCGGCGTCTGCTTCTCGCTGATCTCGTGCTTCGCGAGCACGTGCTCGATCACCTTGCTGGCTGCGTACGGGCTCAGGTCGCTGTGCTGACTCATGCTGTGCCTCCCGGCGCGAGCGCTGCTGGCCTGCTGTGTGCTGGCTCTAACGGCGGCGCTCATAACTATATTATAGCGGCCGCCCGCACCGGCGCACAAGGCATTCGGGTGTACTGGAAGGGGCGTGCATTTTCATGTGTTACATTAACAAACCGTTACAGTTGCGATCACATTGTGATCTTAAGTATGACTACCTCTTGCGGTTCCATCGTGACATAAGGTAAAATAGAAATGATGGCAGTTCTAAGACTTTAGGGGGTGACCTCACGTGCCGGACTTCGAAGCACGAGACCTGGAGAACAGCTTCTCGAGCGAAACGCCGGAGCAGGCTGCGTCTCGTATAATCCGAGATGCTGCGCCGTTCGCCGCGCAGGCCATTTCCGAGATGGCAACGGATGACACCGTTGCTGCATCTGTTCGCTTGCGTGCTGCGACGTATATCATCGATCGTAACCTGGGTCCCGTTGGCGGCCAGGGCGATCGGGAGGACGCGCTGGAGCAGTTCCTGAAGCAGCTGAACGTGGAAGCGAACGAAGGCAGAAGCTAACCTCCTGGGGGTGGCGGCATGCATACGATCGACGTACTCCTCTACATAGTCGCGGTGGCAGCCTTCGTAATAGGCGCCATTGAGAGCATTCGGGCGAAGCCGCTTACGACGGTCCAGACAATGTTTTGGCTGTACCTCGGGCTGCTTGCCTGGGTGCTAGTGACAGCGTTGCCCCTGTGGGGTGTTAAGTAATGAGCTTCGGCGCGGACCTCGTACCGCTTGTACCGGCCGGGACTGTGATAACGCTTCTCGGTAGCGGGCAGGCATTCGACCTGAGTGGATACTCGGCCGGGGTTATTTGCATAAACGTGACTGCAGCTGGTACGACTTGGACGCCGGTGATTCAGTGGTCGGATGATTCAGTCAACTACGACGCTATTCCGTCCAGTATTATAGCGGCCCCTGGAGCGATAACCGCAATTAGTCGGAACTACTACCAGTTCTTGCCCGCGAACTTGGCGCTAACACGACGCGTTCGAATACAGTGGGCTGCGCCTACGGGGAGTTTTACGTTCGGCGCCAACGCTTACATGAGGAGAGGGTAAAAACAATGGCTATTCTGGCTCTTGCTGCGCCGACCGCGTTTCTGGGTAGCGCGTATACTGCCGCGAAGGTCGGCGCCAACTCGGGTCTGCTGCTTCCGGCGGTCGAGCAGAACGCGGTCGGTACTATTACGGGCTTCAGCTTCCCGAATAATGGCGCTATTATGCTGCGCCTTGTCACGGGTACGGTCATTGGGACGCTTACGTTCCAGCCACAGCTTCTAGTCGAGGGTGCGCTACCCGCAGCAGTCGTGCCTACGTCGGCCGGTAGTGCACTGGCCATTAGCTCGGCGTACATTTTCGGTCCGTTCGACACGGCCGAGTGGAACGACCCGAACGGCCTGTTCCAGTGTCAGTGGACCGGCTTCACTGGCGGATCTTTCGGACTCTATCTGCTGCCTGCTGGTCGGTACGGACAGTAAGATGGCAAAGGGCATTCCAAGCTCAGCAACGTTCGTTGTGACTGCAGGTTCTGCGGGCTCAGTCACGATGGTAGCGGGCGATCACCCGACTGTTATGCCGCCGGGGACATACTCGATAGTACTCGGTCAGGACGAGCAAGGTTACACACTGGTCCTGATTACGCCATTCGGTACGATGGAAGTACCGAACTTCATCGGAACAGGATGGCTCTCATGACGCTCAAGGGTAACCCGTGTACGGCTTCTTTCGTCATGACTGCTGGCTCGGCATCCGCAGTCACGCTGGTCACCGGTAACGCGCCAGCTGCACTCCCGAACGGTACGTACCTGATGACTGTCAGTCAGGACGAGAACGGAACCACGATAACCTTGTCCACTCCGCTTGGGGCGATTGGGTCCACAGGCGTACAGCACCTAGGGACTGACTAATGGCCGTCACGCAGGGTGGGTTCTCAATTAGTGTCTCTGGCGGAGTGCCTACGGCCACGGCAGTCGGACAGGTGCCTCAAGATGGTACGTACGTTATCAACGTCATGATTGACGACACTGGCGTTAGCCTAGGTCTAGTTACGCCCTATGGCGCAATTGGACAGGACGACATTCAGAAGGGCGATGCATCTAACTAATGGTCGCGCCTGATAACCCGACGGAGCTGACGTTTACGCTGACGCTTGGCGTGCCGTCGGCGGTGACCATTATTAACGGACCAGCTCCGAACGGTACGTACTCGATTCATCTTGGAGCAATGGTAGGCTCCAACTCGGAATACATAGCAGTCGTTACTCCAGTCGGCGTAGCGGAGGAGCAGAACTTCCAGGCAGGAGACCTCTAATGGCAGGTACTGGAGTAGGTACGATATCTTTCACGCTTACGGCGGGAGTTGCCGGAACGGTCACCGTTCAGGGCGGCAATGGGGCGCCGATGAGTGACGGCCTGTACACTATTCAGGTCATTGTCGACTCAGCCGGTGGCATCCAGACGTCCGTAGCCACTCCACAGGGATGTGCATCGAACCAGTCAGCTCGCAATGCTCCAGGAGTGAATGCCTAGCCACGGTCGATAACAGCCCTGTGGAAGCCCGTGCAAGAAAGGGGACCGGGTGGACAAGGTCGGAACGGTCCAGGCCTACTTCAACAGTGTAGGCTACGCTCCATTCAAGGAGCAGTGGGCGTTCCACAACTCCAATGCCCGATTTCGCGTTGCTACTTGCGGCCGACGGTTCGGCAAGAGTACAATGGCTGCGCGAGACGTAGTTCCCAAGCATGTGCTTAAGCCGGACCGGTTTGTTTGGCTCGTCGGTCCGACCTACCTTCTGGCGGAGAAGGAGTTCAGAGTCGTCTGGAACGACTTGATCATTAAGAAGAAGTTCGGGCGAGACAAGCGTGTCAAGCGGGGTTACAACGTTCGTACGGGGGATATGCACATATACTTCCCGTGGGGCACGCGCATAGAGTGTCGGTCCGCAGAGCACCCAGACCTCCTAGTTGGTGAAGGTCTCGATCACGTCATTATGTGTGAGGCGGCGAAGCACAAGAAGGAAACCTGGGACCGCTTCATTCGTCCGTCTTTGGCAGACCGGCACGGGTCAGCGGACTTCCCTACGACGCCTGAGGGATTTAATTTCCTGTACGATCTTTGGCGCTTGGGTAGAGATCCAGATACGCCTGAGTACGAGTCGTGGCGCTTCCCCTCTTGGACTAACACGAAGGTGTACCCAGGCGGTGAACAGGACTCCGAAATTCTTCTGCTGAAGAAGACCATGGACAAAGAATGGTTCATGCAGGAGATTGGAGCGGACTTTGCATCCTTCGTTGGCAAGATCTTCCCAGACTGGGACGAGTTCGTTCACGTCCGCCAGCACGTGTATAACCCAAGATGGAAGAACTACATTGCCTTTGACTGGGGTTACACCAATCCCCTTGCCGCTGTCGAGTTTCAAGTCAGCCCTACAGACCAGGTTTTCGTTTGGCGGGTCTACTACAAGTCCTATAAGACTATTCCCGACGTCGCTGCTGAGCTAGCAGCGCAAGACCAGCCTGATGGTTACCACATTGATCTGTGTTTTGGCGATCCTGCTGATCCTGAGGCAGTCGAGATGATGACTCGGGAGCTCGGGAAGCATTACCCGAACAAGGGTATTGCTGTTTGGGCGCCTAAGAACCTCAAAACTGACTACACCTGGCTTGACGGCATCATGCTTTGGCGTCAGTTTATGAATCAGGATCGCGAAGTTAGTCGAGATGAGTGGGGAACGCCGCAGTACGAGCCGTCGTTCTTTGTCGACCCACGCTGCTCGCCAATGATTAAGGAAATTAGTAACTACCGAAGCAAGGAAGCAATTGCTGGAAGGAACGTCCCTGAGCTAGGGAACAAGATTGCGGACCACACAATCGACGCTATGCGGTACGCACTGCTCTGCATCTTCAAGATTGGTTGCCAGTACCATCTGTCAGACACGATGGGCGGAGGTGCTGTAGAGCTAGTTCCCGTTCGTGACCGTTCTGGTCCTATTCAGAGCGACAGTGCACTAGTAATGTCAGGTGCTCCCAACGAGGAGATAGGCGGCTACTTCGGCGCAGGCTCGCAGGGCATTTTTACATTCGACCAGGACTTCTGAGGAGGTGGGAAATGTCTGATGAGCCTGTTGAAGGTAAGACTTGGAACATTAACGAGCTTCCGCGCGTGGATCTGAACGATGTACTGTCCATTTGTGAGCCTATTTCGGTCAGTACTGAAATGGGGCGTGAATATATTGTTGTCACTCCCAAGAGCGATGCACCTTCTGCACTAGATGCCGGGCCTACCTTTAGCTCCACTGACGAGGAGCGAGGCTACCAGATGGCGTTGCAGGACTTTGGCCTGCCACCGGAGAAGGGTCCTAAGCGTACTGGCATTAGCTCGACGTCGGGTGTGCAGCGTCCGCACGATCGTGTCAACATTGCGCGTGGAGTTGGCGTTGCAGGCGAGGGCGATCTCACATCCGAGCTAGGTACAGCCGTTGCTAGTCCTTGGACTGCGTGGACTAGACGTGAATACAACCAGGAACTGATTGGCTATCGTGGACTTCGTGTCTATGACAAGATGCGGAAGTCAGATGGATCAGTAAGAGGCACGCTTAGGCTTGCAAAAACACCTGTTCTGGCCGGGCAATGGGGGCTAAAGCCTGCGTCCCAGAACGTTCGTGACATTAAAATTGCGAACTTTATCTGGAAAAACCTCACAATTTGGATGAGTACGTCACTGTCGCAGTTCATAACAGAGGCGTTGCTCATGTTGGACTTTGGTTACTACATGTTTGAGAAGGTCTTCGCGCACGGCGAGGACGTAACGACTGACCCAGACGCTAAGGGTAAGCTCGTCTGGAAGAAGTTCGCTCCTAGGCATCCCATGGATGTTAAGGAGTGGTACATGGACCTGAATGGCGGTCCGCTTTCAGTCGACATGTGGGCGCCTCCAGTGTCGGCAGCTGACACTACCGTTGCAGGGGTCGGCCTTGGCGCACCAATTCCGAAGTCCTTCGAGGGTGGTGTGATTCAGGCCTTCCAGCGTTGGATTAACATTCCGATTGACAAGCTGGTTGTTTTCACGTACGACAAGGAAGCAGGCAACATTGAGGGCATTTCGCTGCTCCGGACTGCGTACAAGCACTGGTACTACAAGGATAACCTGTACAAAATTGATGCGATTCAGAAGGAACGACACGGGATTGGCATTCCGATCATTCAGTTGCCGATCGGATACTCGCAGGAGGACAAGAACGCTGCTGATCAGCTCGGCAGAAACCTGAGGACGAACGAACGGGCGCACGTGGTGCTGCCTCCGGCGTGGATCTTGGAGTTCGCCGAGCTCAAGGGACACCCGGTTGACTGCATAAATAGCATTAAGCACCACGATGGAATGATCCCGCAGTGCATTCTGGGCCAGTTTATGAGCTCGGAACACACTGACATTGAGGAACAGCATACCATTTTCCTTAAGGCGACGCGGTTTACTGCTGATATTGTCCTAGACGTCATGAATAAGTACGCAATTCCGCAGCTTGTGCAGCTAAATTGGGGCAGAAATGCGTACCCCACGCTGTATGTGAAGCGAATTGGCGAGCAGGAAGACTGGAGAACGCAGTCCTTCACGCTTAGGAACTACGTTGGCGCCGGAATTATCGTGCCAGATGACAAGCTGGAGAACCAGATTCGCGACGAGATGGGCCTTCCGCCTGTCGATACTGTGAGTGCACGCGTGGTTCGCGGACCGGCGCTGGAAAACCCGCAGAGAGTTCAGCCGGCGCCTACGGAGCTGCCAGGTGCAGGCCACCAAATCATTCCTGCGAACGTACCAGGGCAGCCTGCAACGCCAAACCAGCCTCCGCCGCCACAGCCTCAGCAGCCCGAACAGGAAAAGGGCCCGATTGGTCTGCCCGCACAGCAGACACAGGGTGCTGGTACTGGCGCTGCACAGAAGTCTGGTACTACGCCAGGGCCAGGCAACACTGCGGTACCTAAGCCAGGTCTACCAAGGCAGGTACCGACGCCGCATGTCACTCCTCCTGGAGTTGGGAAGCCAGAGCGGTCTGGTAATCCCAAGTCGAAGAGGCAGGGCCAGTGACTAGAACGCCTCGTAAGGCACGTACAGCAGCAGAAGTAAAGGGTGCCAAGAAGGCTGTTGCGACAAAAGCTGCGGAAACTGCAGCGATGACGCCAAAAGAACGAGCGGCTCAGGCGCTTAAGCGGCATAAGTCGGCTGAAAAGGCTGCGGCGACTAGAAAAAGGGAAGTAACTGCCTTCGAGCTAGCGCATCATGGCAAAAAGCCTAAGAAGGGGCAGCTAAACCCGCGTGGGGCGACAGGTTCACTAGCACGAACATGGGTTCTTGGCGGAAATGACGAGTACGACTCGTGCACTGCGACGGCTTTCGCCAATAGTCTACTGTTGGTGAGTGGTATTAGGCCTTCTGATGAAGAAGTTCTCGTCCTGTATGAGATTGCGGGACTGGTAAGTATTAAGGAAAGCCTAGAGGTGCTGATGGACGTAGGCTTGGCAGGTGTTAGACCTCTAAGCTGTGACCCTGTAGGCTTCTTGGCGCCTGGTTTTGTTGTAGGAGTCACGGGAGACCATACGGCCACCTACGACTGGGACAGTCTGATTACGTGGGGCGGCAAGGTCCGTCTGTGTAGGGCCTGGCAAGTAGAAGAAGCATGGTCGATCGAGTGGCCAGTGAAGGAGAGAACGTGAAGAGAGCAGTCGTAACAGTCACGGCACAAGCTGGCCAGAACTCTGCAGAGTATGTCGTGGCCACGCTGCCAGCCATTCCGCTTCCGTCGGAGCCTGGAGGCGTTCTGCTGACCCAGGTCGTTATCGACGGCTTCATTAACTATACGCCAGGTACGTCGACGACTATCCTGACGATTCGTGTTCGCCGTGCGACGCTTGTAGGGACGCTAGTTGGAGTTGCACAGGCTGTAACTGCTGTGGCAGGTGCTGCAATGGCAGTTCCTATTTCGGCTGCGGATCCGATATCGCAGGCGTCTCCACCTGCAGTACCAGGTCAGATCTACGTAATTACGGCGCAGCAGACTGGCGGCGCAGCTGCGGGCACGACCAACTATGCAGTTGTCACTGCGACGACTAGCTAGGAGCTGACATGCTGCTGAAGAGAGCTGTAGGAACGGCGACTAACGTCGCTACTAATGTCAGTACCGAGGGGGTGATAGCGACCCTGCCAGC